GTTTCCCAGTCACGATCACCAGGTGCTCGTATAAATTAATTCGTCTGTCGTATAAAAGTCGACTCCTACTTGACCATAAACATATGCGTATTTTTCAGGAACAACGTACCCACTCATCGCTGCCCATGCAGCAACTACTTCAGATGGTGCATCAGGTGGTACTGATATCGTGAGTGTGGTGCTGGTAACGTCCGTCACAGTGTACTGAACTTGACCAAGGTCAACGACATTTTGCCCACCGTCAAAGGTGTGACCAGAAGGAACCGTTGCACTATAGAGTGTCTTACTGGTGGGTGGCCCGAGGTAATAAAAATCAGTTAGTTCAACCAACGACCCTACAGTAAAACTCTCGGTCATCGAGAAGCCTTCTGGTGATTCTGTCAGTGTCAACGTGGTTCCTGTGATGGACCATTTTGCACCAAGAGAATTATCGAGGTCATTTGGTGGAAGTAGTTCGGCAGGGTTCAGATCATTGGATTGACGGTAAATACCTATTTTCTCATTGATGTCTGAACCAATCTGGAATGACGGTGCGCCGTTCCCAGGCCAAGTACCGGGTTCATATTTACTGAGCTGTGCATTCGGAATGTCGATAAGTCTGGTGTTACCGTCATACCACCGGTCTTCCCAAGTCTGATACCGACCACGACCGAGACACAGCAGTAGAACCTCGGTCTCTTCGTTATTCACGCCGACGCGATAGGGTACTTGCCAAAGTGGCGGCATGTGTTTTGCCACATAACCAAAAATGTCGTCGATCCGCTGCCCTACCCTCGCCTCGTTCTGTGTGGATCCGAGAGAGTTGGTTGCAGACTGCTGTGACTGGTTGCCTTGATTAGGAACAGACACAGACGGCATCAGCAGCACAGTAGCAACGGCTGTTACCAGTGCTATTGCGACGAAAATGAGGGTTTCGCCATAAGGTAATTTGCTGTCGTGAGTTACCGCAACAACCCCATCAGAGATGTCCAGGTAGTCAGTGAGTTCGTCACCCAACACTTCCATGTCAAAAAAGCGGAGATCGAGAATCTCGGAGCGTGAGAAAAAGTTAGAGCGAATGAAGTCAATCACCCGCTCGTGCTTGTGCTCTGTGAATTTCCCGGTAAAGGGGTCTTTGTAATATCTGATGGTGACCATACCCAGTATGTAACCTCATCGTAGTTTCTGTTAATTACACCTATGTCCCAGTGTACCACCGACCCGTGTTTTGTCCCTATCTTGTAATTGTGATAGACACCGTAATCAGCATAGACACCAATGTGTCTCTCGCCACGCAGAGTCATCAGAACCAGGCAATTATCGACTGGGGTCTTGACTCTGGTGAAATGCTTCCTCATCCAGACCAAAAAAGAGAGTTCGAAAACTCCCTCTTTTGGTATTTCTATCCCGAGTCGTTGATACCACTCAGCTACGAAATGAGCACAATTATAGTGTTTCAAGTCGTAGTGTTTTCCAATCATAAGAAGCCTTTCACCATCGGCACTCTGGTAACCGTACACACCTCACCTGTGGCGCTCTGGTTTGCCGGTTTGGTGGTCACATTGAATAAAGTACCTCTATCATCGCGACGCATCTTTCGGATAGGAAGTCTGATAGGTGGTTGCTTGATCTGACTGATGTCACCATTCCGGTATAATATATACCCACGAGAAGTGAACATCGGTAGTTCGTCACCGTGGATGTCAGGGTCATACCTCGACTGCTCTGACGCAATGATATCGTTTACCTGCTGTATTACGATATTCCGCTCATAGTTAAGGTCAGCATTACTGCTCGACTGGTCAGCACTCATCGGTGCGTAGGTAGCAATAACTACTTCACCTGTTTCAAGTGGTACTTCTATTTCATCAGTAATTTGTCGCTGAAGATAATAGGTCTTAGTAAACCAACTGGCCGACAGCTCAAAGACCTCAATAACTTCCTTGCTGACAGGAGCACTCGCGTAAATTTGCCTGATTTCTTCGTCAGTCATTTATAGGCCATCCTTGAGTCATGATTCCGAACATGTCGAGGTACTCGAAAACTTCATCACCAACACACTGGTATATCGGATAAACTACAGCGTCAAGGCATTCATCCCGAGCACTGAATATCTCAAGCTGGACGGTGACTGTGCCTCTCAGTGCATTTACCTCAACGTGATTCCAGTCAGTCAGCGCCTGCACCACGTATGGTTCAACCAGGGGTCTGTCGGCAGATAGATGGCAAATCCACCGCTTACCCTCGTTCGCATTAATGAACATCTGAATGTAGTCCTGCATAGCAGGAGACCTGAGATAAAACGTAGCCTGTGCGAGGTGTGTGGTGCCGTAATACTTCTTCCGTTGGCGGCTGGCACCACCGGATACATCAGATCGAACGACACCGCCCTGACGAGTCCTGGTGAAACCCTCGACAAGCGGAACAACTGGTTTGCCACCATAAACCAGTGTCTCAAGGTCGCTAATATCCCCTTTTGTCGCCATCAGTATTTACCTTTCACAGAAAAGTTACTCTTGAGTTGTTTAGTTGATTTACTGTTCCTGTTACCCAACACACTCGAAACACCACTGTCTATGTTTTGGTTGAATACTTTTTCAGCAATAATTTTAACAGTGTTCTCGTCGATTCGTTCTTCTCGGTAACTAGCACCGTCAATCCTGTTCTCTATCAAGATACTAACACTACCACCGCCGTTATTCATCATCGCCGCTGTCTCTTCACGAGACGTCACCCTGGCTGGCCCCTTAACCATCACCCCGTTCACCAACTCGTCACCATACTCAGCGACAATGCCGCTCTGACCTGCTGGTATCATGCCGCCTTTATCATATGCACCTGATATCGTCTGTCCAGCGATGATACCAGCAGATGCGTAACCGGTGGCTCTGATGATTGCTGATGCAGGTATGCCGAACACGCCGAGCTGACCCAGTGCTTTGGTTGCGGCCAGTTCAGTATTCACTATCGTATCAGCCAGAGCGATTGCCTGGTTGATGTAAAACAGTGCTGCGGCTTCTTTGCTCCCTTCTTCAGCCATCTGTTGAAGCTGACCGAACACATTCCCGAGAGCACCTGTGAACGTGGCGTAATTCTGAAGCTGACCAGTTAATTGGGTATTAGTGATCTCACCGAGTCTTGACACATGTCGCTCAGTTTCTGCTTCAATCAGAGCGTCTATCCGTTGACGTTCAGTAAGTTCTGATTCACCAATCAGTTTTTTCTGGTCACTGAGTGTTTTTAAATTCCTTGCGAACAGGTCGTTCTCAAAACCAGTGGGGTCTTCTCGACCGGACTGTTTGCGCTGTGCGTCCTCAATCTGCTTTCGTACCGACTCGCGCTTCTTGTATTCCTCGGTGAGTGCATTTGTCTTCCACTGTTCGAGAGCAGCGTATGCTTGGTCGGTTCGCTGGTCGGTCCCTTCGTGTTTTACGTAGTCGTCGATAACCGCTTTACGACGACTGTATTCCTCATCAACAGTCTCGGTCTGCTTGATGAGGGAAAGAGTTTCGGCCTGGAAAGCACGTTCACGTTGTTGTGATATCCTCTTTGACTCAGCGGCAGCGGCTTTCTCCGCTTTTTCTGCGTCCTTGATTGCTTTCTCGCGGGCCTTCAGTGCATCGTGTTCATTGTAGTAAGTGTCGATTGCAGCAAGAACAGAATTACGTTGCTCATCGGTAGCGTCCGAACCAAGTTCGGTTGTTGCATTTATCTTTGCTTGTTCTCTGTCTGTTTTTCCGAGTAGCGTGGTTTTAAGACCATAACTCTTTAACAGTTTCTCTGTTTCTTCTCGTGCTTTTTTTGTCTTCTCGATGTTCTCCGTCTCGGAACGAGTGAGAGTATCGAGGAAGCCTTCGTTTTTTATGATCGAGTCACTGAGCTGCTCACGCTTCGATGTTAGCTGTAATAACTGCTTTAACTCTCTCTCACTCAGTTCAACACCGGACCGCTGTTTGTCCTGCAAAAAACCAAGTCGAGATAGTGTGTCGAGTTCAACCAGTCGTTTCTGGTCATCCTGAATCGTCTTACGAAGCTCAATAGCAGCGAGTTCTTTGGTCGCCTTGCCGAGTTTGTCGACTTTCTCGATAAGTTTGTCGATCTCTTCCCCGGCAACACCCATGGAATTAACCAGTGCGCCACCTATCGCGCCAGCAACTGCGATGACAGCACCAACCAATGCACCGGTAGGACCGAACGCAGCAGCGAGCTGAGAACCTTGCTGGGAGAATATAACGAAGGCGCTGGTTCCGAGTTGTGCCTGAACAGCAACGTCTTGAAGCTGCCAACCGAGTTGTTGTGAAACACCTCGGAGATTACGGAAACTACCCTCAGTCTGGTTCGAGCCATCGCGGAGAGTCTGATAATTCTGAACCAGTTGGGTAACTTGTTGCTTCTGCGCTTCGGTGGCATTAGCGCCAAGGCGATAAACAGCATTCAGGACTTCCTGTTCTTGTGCTGTCTTACCTATCATTGAAGACTGGTGTTCATAGAGTGAAGTCAACTCTTTTACTTTCGAGTTGGTTCTCTCAATCTGGCTGACCAGTGCCCTGGCTTCAGCAGTCAGCTCTTGTTTACTCTGAACGTTCTTGTAGGTGACCTGTACGTTTTCACCTAATGTTGCACTGAGTTCTTCAACGACTTTATCGGCATCGGTGACAGCTCGGGTGAACTGCTTGATACCAGTGATCCCATCCTGACCCTGGAACTCTAGCTGGAATGTAGTCGAACGTAATACATCACTCATGTGTCACCCTGTGTATCTGTACTGGTCAGCCAGTCGGTTAAACTCTAATTTAAATGCTTCTTGTTGTTCACTGAGACTGGAATAAAATGCATTGCTGATGAACGGTACGCCTGCCACATTGATTAACTGGGAATCATCGTATGTGACCCCGGTTTTCTTTCGTCCACCGTTCTTGAGTCGTGATGTGCCAAATTCAACCCAGTAAGCTATTTGTGCTGCATTCAGGTCTTTCTCTGTTTTACCAAACTCAGCGCTCACCCTATCTATTTTATAAACACCTACTGTACCTACCACAGTGTATTGGTCTGATTTACTGTAAGCAACTGACTGACCGACAGACGAGAATACATATCCACCAGGTGACCCGCCAACCATGGACACCCAGTTTTCTTTGACTTTCCCTTCGACCACTCGCTGTTGCTCAACCAGGGCTTGTTTACTTATCTCTGGGATCGCATCAGCGAGCGCGTTCATTTCTTCAATGAACTCTTTCAGTCCAGTGCTTTTCAGTGAAATCAGACCTTTTGCCATTAATTCATCAACTCCCTGAATTTAGCTTTAGATTCAGTCAGGCTAATTGTCTCTGGTGTTTTTACTGTGATGATTGGCTTGTCTTTATTGTCATCAATGGAGAAAAAGATAGACCAGTGTTCAAGTTCGGAAGCAGGCCACTCCATTACCTCAAACACTGGTCTTTTTAGATACTGGCAAATTCGCTTTACCAGTAACATGTTACCGTCTGCTAAGACTTCTTTTTTTTTGCGGTGAGAGTTTTCGGTTCGTCCGTGATGATCGGGTCGAGTTCGAATGCAGCGGCAGCCAGGTTCTCATACAGGTCGCGAGGAAGATGATTAACCAGGTCGTCGATCTGCTCGTCGGCAAAGGCATACTCACCAGTCTCAGGAATCGTACAGACAGACATCAAACCAACGGCCACAGCATAAGCAACACGGTCATCAGCATGAATGTCTTTTCGGTCTGCAACCATGATCGCCAGTTTCGATGCTTTCATGTAGTGCTTTACAGCCCGCTTATTGACTCGGATGACCACTGAGTCACCGAAATAAGGTGCCGGTACATCAATATACCGGCGTTCCATGTTATTAAAATTCAAACTCACGATACTGTTACCTCCAACTCACCAACCACACCACGGAACTCTGCGGTGATGATGGTAGTGCCTGCGGCAACACCTGTAACCAAGCCGTTCTGATCAACAGTGGCTTTAGCTGGGTTAGAAGATTCCCAAACAACAGTACCGCCGCCAGTACCATCATTAGTGATGATTCCAGCCGGGGTGGTTGTCACAGTGAGTTGAGTGGTGGCAGTAGTAGCCACGGTGGCAGTACCACTCACGGTAACATCATAAACCACTCGTGAATTCTGCTTACCGTTCACGGTGAACATCTTCCACTCTTCCTGGTTACCCGCATCCCACTCGAAACCAAGTGCCTTGAACAGGAAGCCATTAACTTCACCATCAGGCCATTTAACTCGAATGTTGAACTCTTCCTCATCACGACAACGCTTGATGAATGCCTGCTGGAGAGTGTGCTCGTTAAAATAAGGGTCACCTGACTTCTGAACAGGGACGTACTGACCTTTCAGGTTCTTGTCGGGGGCATCACGCATACCGGAGTCATATTTCTTGATCCGGTCAGACAGAGTAGTCTTTTCTTTCGCCTCGCTGGTTTCGCCAACCGCACCAATTTCAGTTAGACGAGGTACTTCTTGCCAACCGGTGTCGGTTTGCATCTCAACGATTGTGCCTGCAATCAGGATCACATTAGACATATCATCATCCTCTAAATGTAAACAGTGAGGTCGTAGAATGCCCTTGCAAGCACCTGACCTGGTTGTTTTGCTTCAGTCAGTATCCACTGACCGAAAATCCGTTGAAAATCGGCGTTCTTAGTATTATCCAAAGTCTCCAAGGTATCAAGGATTCCTTGTATTTGTGACTGTGTTGGAGCAAACACTGTAACTCGATAAACCTGAGAATTACCATACTTCTGACCGGCAATGACCCTGTTATCTGAGTTACTTACCATGCTGACCTGAACACAGGGTTTGTCTACCCCTTCAGGTATTGCACCGGTATAGACGATGATACCTGAACCAAGGGTAGTCTTGAGTAGTGCTATAAGTGCGGTTTTCATATCGTGGTCTCAGCCATCTCGTTGCACCCTACCCGATCGTGACTGGGAAAC